CCGCGTGTCCGAGGCGTTGCACGGCAAGCGAACCTGAGTGGATGTGGACTGACCCCCACCCTCCACCAGGCTGGACATTGCCCCCTGCCTACGAGTTCGTGAACCTCGGGCAATGCCGGGGGTGTGATGCACGCATCATGTGGGCTACCTATGTACCAACAGGCAGGCGCGTGCCCCTCGATCGTGATGGTGTTGCGCACACCCGTACCTGCACCGGGCCTGCGCGTTACAACCGTTGGCCATAGCTCGGCCCAGGTTGACCCGTGGTTGCGTGGTGCACTGTGAGCAGACGTGATGCGGATCGGGTCACTGCGTGGCGTGGGCAACGTCGTGGTTGATCGTGGTCGCACATCGGGCGCGGGGGTGCGACCGAAATCGGAGACCCCGCGTTTTTCTACTTCGTCGGATGTGCGGGAGACCTCTCGGCAGCGTCTCTCCCCGCGGGAAACGCAGGTCCACCGACGCGGCCGGAATGGCTCCGCGGTCGAGCGGACCATCGCCTACCTGCGCCGATCCGACCGGATCGTCCCTGGCGATGAAGCGACGCTCGCACTGGCGCGCACGACTGCAGCCGCACTGGACAAGGCGGAGGGCTCGTACGACGTCGCGGTCCTGGCGCGCGTGCACCTGGCGGCCGTGTCGACGCTTCTGAGCGGCCATGCTCCGGCCGATGCAGACAACCTCGACGCGATCCTCGCCGCCATCCGCGGCGCCTAGGTTCGCCACTCCCCGCACGCCCGGGCGCGCAACATGGGGCGGGCGTGTCGGGCGTATAGGAGCTGCACTCGGCACGCCGCTCCTGCCGTGGCAGCAGCTCGTCGTCGACGTCGGGCTCGAACACGACGAGACCGGCCAGCCGTTCTACCGCGAGATCAGGCTGACCGTCCCGAGACAGCAGGGCAAGACCACGCTGATCGAAGCCGTCGCCGTCGATCGCTGTCTCGCGTGGGACCGTCCGCAGCGGGTCCTGTACACGGCGCAGGACCGCAACCACGCGCGGGACAAGTTCTTCGAGATGGTCGACGCGCTCGACCGCTCGATCCTGCGCCGCCTGTACCGGGTGCGCCGGAGCAACGGGTCGGAGCGGCTCACCTGGCGCACCGGCTCGGTCATGGGGATCACGGCCGCCGGCGACACGTCGGGCCACGGCTTCACGCTCGACGCCGCCTGGATCGACGAGGCCTGGGCGCACGTCGACGACCGGCTCGTGCAAGGGTTCCGCCCGGCGATGGTGACGAGGCGCGACGCCCAGCTCTGGATACTCTCGACCGCGGGCACGGAACAGTCGACCTTCCTCCGCGAACGGGTCGACGACGGCCGGGCCCGCGTGGAAGCAGGCGAGCGATCGGGCGTCGCGTACTTCGAGTGGTCGGCGCCCGACGACTGGGCCGTCGACGATCGCGAGACCTGGCGGGCGGCGATGCCGGCGCTCGGCTACACGATCGACGAGGACACGATCGCGGCCGACTTCGAGACGATGGACCAGGGCGAGTTTGCACGGGCCTACCTCAACCGCTGGGCGCCGCGGGGAGTGCCGGTGTTCGATATGACGCAGTGGCTCGCGTGCCTCGATCCCAGCTCGACGAGTCCGGGCCCGATCGCGTTCGGGATCGACGTGGCGCCCGACCGCGGCACGGCCTCGATCGCGGCGGCCGGCGCACGGCCCGACGGACGCGTCCATGTCGAGCTGGTCGAGCGGCGCGAGGGCACCGACTGGATACCGGCCCGCCTGAAGGAGCTGGTGACGCGCTGGCGCCCGGGCGGCGTGGCGATCGATCCCGCTGCGCCGGCGGGCTCGCTGATCCCCTCGCTCGGGCTCGTCGCTCCCCTCACCCTCTGCACCGGCCGCGCCTACGGCCAGGCGTGTGGCGCGTTCTTCGATGACGTCTCGATCGGGCGGCTTGCGCACCGCGGCCAGCCGGCCCTCGACGATGCGGTGATCGGCGCCCGGAAGCGATCGCTCGGTGACGCCTGGGCGTGGGCCCGCGTGCCCGACGCGGCCGACCCGTCGCCGCTCATCGCGTCGACGCTCGCCCGCTGGGCGTGGTCGACGGCGCCGCCGGTGGGGCCGCGCATCTTCGTCTAATCGGCGTCGGATTAGACAGAAAACCTGACACGTTCGTGTGATAGGCGGGCCGACGCGTGCATAAAACCTATGCGGGGTGCATATAGTCCGCGCGTGGGGCTTCTCGACTTCCTGCTCGGGCGTGCCGGTACGCCGCCGCCGAGTACGACGCCTCCCACGATCAGCCCGCCGAGTAGCGTCCCCTGGGTCTCGGGCACGACCGCGCTCGGCCTCTCGGCCGTGTGGCGGTGCGTCAACCTGATCTCCGACTCGATCGCCGACCTTCCCTGGCGCGAGTGGCGCGGGCCCGAGGGCGCACCCGAGGAAATCCCCATCTCGCGGCTCGTGCGCCGGCCGATGGCGACCATGACCCGCCGCGAGTGGACGTGGCGCGTTGTTGCAACCGAGGCGTTGTACAACACCGCGTACCTGCTCCACGTCGGCGGCTTCGACAGTGACGGCGTGCCGTGGTCGCTGATGCCGATCCCGCCGCGGGCGATCCTGCCGGTCACGCCGCAGGACCCCTGGGGGATCGTGCAGCCGTCCGAGTACCTCGTCGGCGGCCAGCTCACGTCGGTCGACGATCTCTCGATCATCCGCCGGGCGCCCTTCCCGGGCCTCACCGACTACATGTCGGGCATCCTCGATCTCGCCCGCAGCCAGTTCCAGGCGTACCTCGCGGCCGACACGCACCTTGCGCGCTACTGGATCGGGGGCGGGCCGACGCTCAGCGTGATCACGGTCCCGGGCTCGCTCACGAATGAAGAGGGCGACGGCATCGCTGCCGCGTGGGCCGACCGTCGTGCGCAGGGCGGCAACCGGCCGGTGATCCTGCCGCAGGGCGCCGACGCGAAGTCGTGGGGTGCCGACCCGACCACCGAGTCCGCGGTCGACGCGCGGCGCGAGATCGTCGCCGACATCGGCCGCTACTTCGGCGTCCCCAGTCGCATCCTGAACGCGCCGGCCGGCGACTCGGAGACGTACGCGAACGTCGAGAACGACGCGTCCGACCTGTGGCGCTACACGCTGCGCGGCTACGCCGGGCCCGTCGAGGACGCGATCAGCGAACTCCTGCCGGGCGATTACATCGGCGGCCGGCGGATGCGCTTCGATCCCGTGCGCTACCTCCAGGGCGACCTGCAGTCGAGGGCCCAGGCGTACCCGATGCTCGTCACGGCGGGCATCCTCTCGATCGATGAAGCTCGCGCGGGTGGGTTCGGACTGGGCCCACTCCCGGCGGCCGACCAGTCCATTCAGACCACTCCGGCACCGCCGCAGCCCGCGGCGATCCCGGCCGCAATGGCAACCGTGGGAGCGCAGTAATGGCGACGAAGGACACGAAGGACACGGCCGAAGAGCAGACCGCCGACGGGCCCGACACCCCGACCCAGGCCGCGGTTGACGCCGCGGTCGACGCGCACAACGACGCCGAGATCGCGAAGGCGGAGGACGCGCTCACGCCCGATCTGCCCGAGGGGACCCGGCTCGTCAAAGGGCAATGAGCGAACTCGCCCGGGAATGGACCGGGCACGTCCTGCTCCGCGCCGCCGGCGATCCAGCCGAACGGATCATCGAAGGCACGATCGTGCCGTACGGGCAGGTCGCGACGGTTCGTGACACCCCGAACGGGCGGCCCTACCGCGAGACGATCGCCCGTGGCGCGATGGCCGGGCTCGACGCGTCGAAAGTGCGCCTGGAGTACGTCGCCGACCCGTCGCCGCAGCAGCACAACAACCACGACGGCGCCCGCCTCATCGGCCGGGGCATCGCGGCCGACCTCGAAGGCGACGGCGCCGTCATGAAGTTCCGGGTGAGCCGCACGCCCCTGGGCGATGAGGCCTACGAGCTCGCCCGCGATGGCGTGCTCACCGACCTGTCGGTCGCCTTTGCGCCCGTGTCGGAGCGGCGCACGAAGGACGGGATCGTCGAACGCACACGCATCGA